ATAAGTATGTTCACGCAGTCCAAGACGGCAAGAGATTTGTAGCTAAAGAATGTATTGAATCAGTAGATTAGTTTGAAATTTTAATATTTAACTCTTAACAAAGAGAGAAAAAGAGAACCAAAATGGTTCCTTTTTTTACGCGACTTTTCGGTTTCCATATTTTGGAAACGGTAGGAAACAAAAAACGCGCAAAAAACGCCGAAATATTACATTGTATTTTGTAACGTCAACCGCTCTAAACAAAAGTTGCTAGGTATACATTTTATTACACCGAACCATCAAAAAGGCTCAAATGGAAACCAAAAAGGCTCAAATGGAAACCAAAAAGGCTCTTTTTTACGCGATTCTTTAAGCCCCTTTTCCGATTTATTGTTTTATATATATTTTTTTTCAAAGACTTTTTTCGGGATTTCAAAAATGGACAAAAAAAATGTCCAAATTTCAAAAATGGAAATAAATCTTCAAATTTGAAAATCGATGAGACCATAAATTTTTTTAGCGTCTCGTGGTTATTTGAGAAATTTTAAATTGTGACGACAACTTTTTTATTTTTCTTAATTATTTTTACGGAAAAGAAGTTAAGACTTTTTTCTGTTGTCAATATATATCAATGATCGGCAATGAAAATGTAGGAAAAAGTAGCCCAATATTTTCCTGTGAAAAATGCGGCTTCTATACGGTAAAGAAATTTAATTATGATAAGCATATATTGACATCTAAACACTTAAAATCAATATTTGTCAATGAAAATGTAGGAAAAAGTAGCAAAAATAGCACAGCTTCTAATATATGTACGCTTTGTGAAAAAACATATAAAGACCCTTCGGGCTTATGGAGACACAAAAAACGATGTCAACTTGTGACGAATAACAACATTTCTGAAGAAAAACCAATCAAAATAGACAACGAACCTTCAGAGAAAGAACTCATTATGCTTTTAATTAAAGAAAATTGTGAACTGAAAAATATGATGATGGAAGTCATTAAAACAGGCACTCATAATACAAATAATACAACTAACACAAATTCACATAATAAATCATTTAATCTAAACTTTTTCTTAAACGAAACCTGTAAAGATGCAATGAACATTACTGATTTTGTCAATTCAATTCAGTTACAACTTTCTGATTTAGAGAGAGTCGGCGAATTGGGTTATGTGGATGGCATCTCAAATATTATTATGAAGAACCTTAAAAAACTAGATGTTACTAAAAGACCAGTTCATTGTACTGATAAGAAGAGAGAAGTGTTATATGTAAAAGACGAGGATAAATGGGAAAAGGAAAATGCCGAAAACAAAATAATAAGAAAGGCCATTAAAAAAGTATCACATAAAAACATATTAATGTTATCAAAATTCAAAGACGCTCATCCAGACTGTTCTAAAAGCGACTCCAAATATTCAGACCAGTACAATAAAATCATGATTGAATCTTTTGGCGGGGCAGGAGACGACGACTCGAAAAAAGAAGATAAAATTATTAAGAACATCTCGAAGACAATTGTGATTGAAAGGGAGACCGAGCCTCTTTAAGTCCTTTTAATTAACATTATTTTTCATATACTTAAAGACGGTTCTCTCTTCCATTATTTATTAAATAAAAAATTGAAATCATATTATCCAGTTACATTCCACTTAAATACTATATCATAACTTATAAAAGATGTTCTTCAAAGTCCCCGCTATTATCAGCATTTTCATGACGAGCATTGAAACCTTAATTGAAAAAACTAGTCTCCAAAGTCTAACTAGAGAGAAAGAGGAACTACCCACAACAATAAGTGTTGCGTGTCGTGCGGCGGATGTCAATCTTGATGCTGTAGGATTTACTTCCATAGATTTGTCTAGGTTTAACAACAGCACTCGGTGGCCAAAGATACAACCCATCCTGGATGAGGAGTCTCATCACGGTATCATTCATATCCAGGACGATTATGCCTATGTTTTTGCGAATAATACTGAATACTGTGACATGGTATAAACTGTAGAACCTTATAACCTTATAACCTTATAACCTTTTAATTTAAACTTTAAACAAACTCTTTTTTTTCGCAAGACAGTACCATACCACCATCTTGCGAAACAAGACGACAACTTGGGTTAGTAGCAGGGACGAGAAATGAGTGACAAAACGAGAAATGAGTGACAAAACGAGACCCTATAATTACCCTAGTTAGAGCAGGGACGAGAAATGAGTGACAAAAAAAACACAGGGAAAAAAGGTTCCCCTTTGTGAGAACCCCTTTCATTTTTTTAAAATTAAACACAAACTAAACTACATAAGCTATCTACTCCTCATCAACCTCATCCTCCTCTTCCTCCTCATACGCTTCCTCAACCTCCTCATCCGCATCGGTGAAGTCAATCTTGTTTGTGGCCTCGTTCCACTTGCCGATGACATCTTGGTCCATATTGTAGATAATGCCGGTTTTCTTGGACTTTAGGTATTTCTTGCCCTCGAACTCGAAACGCTTGACGACATCAGGCTCGTCATCCGCAATAGAAGCGGCAGGGGGCGCAGACTTGGCAGCCTTTTCAGCCTCCTTGAGAGCCTTTGCGGCTTCCTTGGCAGCCTTTTCAGCTTCCTTGGCAGCCTTTTCGGCTTCCTTTTCAGCAGCCTTGGTCGCCTTTTCAGCCGCTTTGGTCGCCTTTTCAGCAGCCTTGGTCGCCTTTTCGGCCTCCTTCAGCTTCTTTTCGGCTTCCTTTTCAGCCTCCTTCTTGGCCTTTTCAGCCTCCTTCTCGGCTGCCTTGGTCGCCTTTTCCGCTTCCTTGGCCGCATCCTTGCTTACCTTCTTTTTCGTCTCCTTGGGCTTGACTGCCTTGATAGCAATCTCTACCTCGGCATCGGCCTCGGCCTCTGAAGCGATTGTTGACACCTCATCAGAACCAGATGACTCCGCATTTGCTTCGGCTAGCAGCGTTGCGAACAAGTCATCCTCTCCGCCATCGATTTCCAAGACCTTCTTCGACTTCTTCGGCCGTCCCTTCGCACCTTTCGGTTCTTTGGGGGCTTTGTTTGCAGCTTTGGGTCTTCCGCGCTTTGTCTCCGTCTCGACTGCTGTGAAATGAACCGGATTTATAATCATATTTAACTTACCTGCTTCCTCGACGACTTGAGCTTCCGTGAGCTTGTGTTTCCGCATCACGCGGCTGTAGGCGACTGGCGATTTTCCCTTTGGGTCCTTGAACTCAACGTTACTATCGTAGCAAGCTTTACGCTCCTGGATAGTGCCGTAAGTTGGAACACCATTGTTCTTATCAGCCACTTCTTCGCACACTTTACAGAACGACGAATCGCCCTTTCGAGCTACTCGGCATTGCGTGTAAAGACCTTCGCATAAACGAAGACCAAAGCAGCACGTTTCGTTCATTTCACCATTGTAAGGCAAAGGGAACGCAGCACGCACTACTTTCGGCTTATCTACATCCGCACGACCTTCTACACGTGCTTTACGCGACTTCTTTTCCGCAACAACAACCGCTGAAACGCTTGACAAATTCAAGCCTAACAACGCTTCTTCCGCAGAGAAACCATAACGCGCAGCACACTCTTTTATAGCCAACACCGTCAAGGACACTGCGCTCTCCGTCATATGACGAACCGCATCCTCACGAACTACTACTTTCAATGATGACGACATATCTTCAGATATATTTAATCAACCTACATACTCTACCTATCACCACCACAATTCATTTCAATTTTTTTTTACACCACTCATTTACCACATCACTAAAAATTTATATTCTTTTCCACCTTTGAAAAGGTGGAGCCAAACCCCTTAATGTTGCCCGCATTTCTTTTTCATTTAATTAAAACCCGTGTTTTTAATTAAATTTAATTCGGGGGACTTTGGATCCTAGGTACAAGGCCAGTCCATTTCTTTTTATTTATAAATTTTTAGTTACTTTAGAAATCACTCACAAACAAAAAAATTGAATTGTTTTTCTCTCTTCTACCAATAGCTATACTAACCCAATTTAAGCTTTAAGCTAAACGGTTATCAGGACTTCCTGATTCATTCACTAACATGTGGTCTTTTAATAAGAAACGCCGCCCGATGTCAATAAATAGGATGGTGAATTTCCGAGAAGTGAAGGAAAACCTATCTTTTAGTGAGAAATTATATTATTGGTGGTTTTTTAGAAATGTATAAATATATCCATCATTTGATATTTAAACCCTGATTTAATTTAGTTTAATTTAAAAAACCAATTTTTTCTATACTCCGTCAACCTCATATTGACATGTTAACATATAATTTTTAATGTATTCAGCTTCTATAGGAATTTGTGAGAGAGATTGTGCTTTAATATATAAATAATATTTAGTGGTTAGCATTGCCATTATTAAGTCGACAGTCATTTCTACCATAAATAAATCAATTTGTGATAAAATAATGTTTATATAAAAACACCAATCAATAAGACTATACACTGCGTGAATCGCTGTTATTTCATATGCGTGGTAAATATTCACTTTAAAATATATTTTGGTGTCTTGAACGTTATTTATTACCCATGGTTGTATTATATTTGAATTCATTGTTCTTACCGCACTATTAAAAATACATAACATTACTACCGCTACGTATTTTTTATTTGTATTAATTGTTGTCCCAAAAATAATTAATGAATCACTCGGACCTATATGTATTTTTACATTTTTATCATTATATGACATGAATGTAATTAAGGCTAGTAATATAAATAACCATATTAATAAAATACGAGCAATTGTAATTTCTTGTAGCATATATGTGGTGTTATAGCCAAACCTTTATATCTATTTCGTAAATGAGAAAAGGTGCGAGAATAAAGCGAGGATATGAAAATCTAATGATATAGATGCATTAATATGGATAGAACAAAACTGTCCAATATATCCATAAGCAAAAACGACTTGTTATTTTTTATATAGTGTTCGACATACATTTTTTTAAAAATCTCGTGTTTTCCACATAAATATTCTACTGCGCATGGATATTGTAACAATTGACGGGTTATTTCTATCAATGGTTTATATTCCAACCTGCGTGACTTTTCAGATTTAAGCAACTCTAAATATTTATTACAAGCATCTATCCCGACGAGATATTCCTCATAAATATGTCTCATTACATCATCTGGTAAAGAATTTATCAACCGAATAGTTTTTGCCATAACAACACTATCTTGATTATTATTTTCCATTCTACCTTTCTTATATGTAATAAGGGTAATAGTATTTAAGCTTTTTCAATTTTTTTTCTATATATTATACATAAATGTCTAATACTGTAAACGTAATTGAAGAAATAGGCCAACGTAAACCAGAACCTTCTATTGAACAGGATAGACGTTATAAAAACAGCGCAACTCGTAAAACACCAAGTGGCGCTAATATAATTCCGCGTAAAGAAACGTTATTCGAACAATATCCTCCGCCCAAAATAACAAGCACTCGACGAAACGGTGGAAGAAAATATAAAGCGAAAAAAACAATGTGTGGTTGGTATAATAAAAAAAATAATAAAACCCGAAGAGTAAAACGTAGACGTTCAAAACGAATGTAAAAGTTATATAAGTATTTAATGTGTTAAATAACTAAAAAACAAACTATACTAAATAAGAGACAGATAAACAAGTATTTTTGATTTCATGTTATGTATTATATTTTTAATATATATTTATATCTATTACTTAATTTTGTTATCTCGCAAAGAAATATAACAACTGTTTCATAATAAACTATATTTAATTTAAAATTGAGTTATTTTTATATTAAATGTAAAACAATAAATAATTAAAGCATCGAATAAATGGATTTATTAGGAGGAATGAAAACGAAAATAAAAAATGATACATTGGATCCACTATCGGTAATAATAAAATTGTTTATTTATGCCCACAAACCACTTGGAACTAAACTGTCAATCGGACACAATAAAATAAACATACAAGAACCGGGAATATTTCAAGGAACAGTCCGAAAACTATATGGAGATAAAAAAAATGATGTAAATATTATATTTTTCCCAATTATTTTTGCGTGCCAGGCATATTTGTGTGATAAAAAATTTAGGCAGCGTTTTATTCGCGTTTTCAAAATTGTAGTTGGCTCATTTGACAATCTTAAAGAAACATATCAGGGTAATGAAATTATTTATAATATATCTCAATTGAAATCAATCGCACAAAATTTTATAGACAATGAGTTATTCGATCCAAATATTCTTTATGCTTCATATGACTCTGCTGGAGGTAAAATAAAGCAAGGAATATACTCTCATATCAATACAATATGGACTGAATCAAGACTTAATGTGATATTTGGAATGATAGATGAGATATTACTAGCAACATCCCAAGAAATTATTATGGGCTTGGTAAACGCGTTAAATATATATATGGGATGTGTTGACATATTGACACATAATTTAATAACAAATTTATAAATAATATACTAATTATACTAATTATACTAATTATACTAATTATACTAATTATACTAATTATACTAATTATACTAATTATACTAATTATACTTAAAAATATAATTATTACTAGTGTAAGTAAAATGAAGATTACACAAGTGTTATATTTATTTTTTTCGTCAGTTGTTATGTGTAATGGGTTTTTAGTAAATTTAGATATCGATAAACAGTTGATTTATAGTAAAACATTTTATAAAAAAATGACTAACCCTTATGGTAAAAAGTACTATGATGACCTTTTAATTAGAAAAAAAAAAGAAGAAATACAAAAATCAAAAATCCCAAAAATCCCTTCCATGATAATTCCTTTAAAATTTAAATATCCAGTTTCAAAGTTATATTTTGAAGAGCAATTAAAACGTTTAAATTCACAAAATATAACAGTACAAAATAACGGTATATTAAATCGTGACCCTGAACCAGAATACGAGTCAGAATACGAATCAGAATACGAAACAGAATACGAAACAGAATATGAGTCAGAATACGAATCAGAATACGAGTCAGAATACGAATCAGAAAATGAGTCAAAAGATGAAAATAATCCGCCTTTACAAATTCATTTAAATAGCAAAAGTTTGTTAGAAGCGTTTGGTATTAAAATAGATACTCAACCAAACGATAATGGATATGAAAGAGGGTCTGAATATGGTAATAGTTATAATAGGAAACAATCTACAAATGAAAATGCGAAATCTCAAAACTTTGAAGTAATAAAAAACCCAAGTTTTAAATTTAAAGATGTGGGAGGATACCATAATGTGAAAGATGAATTAACACAGTGTATTGATATTCTAAAAAATTATCAAAATTATATTAAGTACAATGTGCGTATTCCCAAGGGGTTGATTTTGGAGGGACCTCCTGGAACTGGTAAAACCTTATTGGCAAAAGCCTTGGCGGGCGAAGCAGAATGTGGATTTATAGCAGTATCAGGATCAGATTTTCAGGAAAAATATGTAGGTGTTGGGTCAAGTAGAATAAAAGAACTGTTTAAATTAGCAAAACAAAATGTGCCTTGTATAATATTTATAGATGAAATAGATGCTGTTGGGCGTAAAAGGTCTACTGATGGTGAAAGTTCGTCGAATGAAAGAGATTCTACTTTAAACGCATTACTAGTAGAGCTCGATGGATTTAAAAATAATACAGGTATTTTTTTGGTTTCAGCGACAAATCGAATTGATTTATTAGATTCCGCGCTAACGAGACCGGGTAGAATAGACAAAAAAATATATATTGGACTTCCAGACAGTGTAACAAGAAAAGCAATTATTGATATACATATTACTGGAAAACCTCACGAACCTTCAATTAAAATAGATGAATTAGTTGAATTTACAGAAGGTTTGTCAGGAGCCCAAATAGAAAATTTGTTGAATGAAGCCATGTTGAATGCGTTGAGATATAGTAGAAATAAATTTACATTTAAGGATTTTGATTTGGTTTTAAATAAAATGATGGTAGGATGGCAACCAAACGAACATGAATTTTCTTCGGACATAATCGACCACATAGCTATACATGAAATGGGTCATGCAATAGTAGGTATTTTTTCTAAGCACCATTCAAAAATGACCAAAGTTGTTATTAATTTTTCTTCACCAAAAAGCCCTGGCTATACGGTGTTTGAGTCTTCCACGTCAAATATATACACAAGAGAAATGCTTTTTGAACATTTGATGATATTATTATCAGGAAGAATAGCAGAAGAAATATTTTACGGTGTTTCAGTAACAACTGGAGCGTTAAATGATTTTGAAGAGGCATTAAAGTTGGCAGAAAAAATGGTAATTTATTATGGTATGGGAACAAATGTGATATATCCCAGTTCAAGTGATAAGTATAAGGAATTAATAGATACTGATGTGATAGAATTGATAAACAAAGCGTATAGTTATGCCGAAATTGTATTAATAAAATCAAAAAAATTAATACAAGAAACATCAGATATCTTGAAGAGAGACAAATATTTGAGTTCGGCCACAATTCATGATTTAATAAATAAAAACCATCCCCATTTATTGGATTTTAAAATAGAATTTATAAGTAATAAAGAGAAATAATATGTCTATGGATTATTAATAACACATATTAGTAGTTAAAATAACATAATCCAAAAAAATTGAATTAAGTTCTTTACACAGTAAAGAAATTAATAACCTAACTAATGACAATGTCGATGAACCAACTATTTAAAGCTTTACCTCGCGATTTACAATGGGAAGTTTTATCAGAGTTTGTAGGTTCGCATGCAGTGCGAAAAGGTAAGTTAATAAAAAAGATAGTATTTGGCGACAGGCATAAGATGCTTATGGAGAGGCCTAGTATACGCCAGGAAATTGGTATTGGGTACGATACCTCGTTCTTTTACGCAGAAGCTGCGGTGATTATGAGCGATGAAAGATATTTGGCGTTTGGAGAGGGTTCAGGGTCAGGACGATTGGCGCATGGGTTTCGCAAAATATTGCATAACGACGACGACAACAGACCACCGTGGTACGGACTAAATATGAAAATCACATATATGGATGATTCGGTCGTATTACCTCCATTCGTAAAACATTCCTATCCGTCGTACGAGGACACAGATAAAAAGAAAAAAGCTCGCCGAATAATTTAGATAGATTTTATAAATGTAATCTTTTAAAAAATAAAATTGAAATAATTTTTTAATCCGTGGTAGAGTCTATACCCCGAGAACACGCTTTTTAAGAATGAATATAATGAATATGTGGCAACTCTTCAAAAGTCTACCCCGCGATTTGCGGTGGGAAGTTTTATCAGAGTTTGTAGGTTCGCATGCGGTGCGAAAAGGTAAGTTAATGAAGAAGATAGTATTCGGTGATAGGCATCAAATGATACGAGATATCCCTCGTATTCACAAATGTTATATCCATCTCTACACATACCTTTATAATACGAAGTCTAACGTTGATTTATGGGGTGGAAGTCAACTGATGTTTTGCGATAACCCGAAAACTGGGGCAGCAGGATACATGTTTCGCAAAAGAAATATACGCAGGTATTCTGGGGAGGACCGGAGCTATGAACTGAGATATACTCCACTGAACGATTCTGTCGTTTTGCCGCCGTTCGAAAAACATTCCTATCCATCGTTTCCAGATACAGAGAAGAAAAAGGCTGCTCGATACCCAATATATCAGAAGCCTTTGTGCTTGAGAAGGCCAAGTATCGAGGAAGATATTATCCTACTACCACCTGGGCCTCGATGGAGGCCTCCTCTGCTCGCATCCCCTCCTCCCAAGTCACCTGACGGGCCTCCGCCTTCACTGTAGATAGTCAAATATATAAATAGAGTAGAATAGATTTTGTATTATTTAAATTTTAAATAAGCCCCCCTTTTTTACACATGGTTCATTTAATTATATATAAATTTTTAGTAAAGAAAAAAATGAGTGTAAATTAAAAAAATTGAAATGCTTTTTTTAATCAAAAAGTAACTCATCTTACCCTATATACCTGAAAGGTAAAACAAGGTTTTAATAATATGGCCGCAATCATTCACGGTCACGGTGATTACGTAGAAAAGTCGGATAGGGTCGTTTTTCAGCAACTTGTCCTGAATAAGCACTGGCTCCCAGATGATATGATTAATGAGATAAAGGACTACCTCTATATCAACAAGGCAGACACGCTTCGCAAGTATTATAGGAGCCTTTTGAATAAAAGTATTCAGTCGGTGGTTACAACCAGTCAAATTTGTGTAGATATGTTTAGTCGTCGACGGCTTACCGATTGGCGCATTGTGTGCAAATCGGAACCCTATATACATCTGGAGGGTACGGTGTGTGACGTATGCGGTGTTGGTACGACATTCCATCAGCGTATTAACGCCATCAATGGTGGTATCTGCAGTCTTGTCTGGGACGACGTAGATTTCGAGATAGATGATGAGGGACAGCACCACATCCCAATAATGAAAATTGGATGGATGCAGATGCCCCACGGAACAAGAGGACGATATGATTAAAGTAGACTAGTATTTTGTAAATAGTTTAAATTTTAAATTAAGGCGACACCTTTTTTTACACGATTTTATCTCTCTTAATTATATACATGTCTTCAACACGAAAACGAAATATGAAAACTAAAAGACATATATTGAGTAAAACAAATAAAAGACGTAAAATACGTAAAATACGTAAAACAAATAAAAGACGTAAAACAAATAAAAAACATATTAAAGGCGGGTCAGCTAATGAAGATTTTTTACAACATCTAAACCGGTGGGTTCCAACATTTTTTAGAGAACAATTACAAAAAGACTGTGACACAGGTGATACTAATTTAGATAAATTAAAATGTAATTTTACAGCAGATAATTTAGAGGCATACATAAACAGAATGATAGATGCATTTAATAAAGATCAAGTGGCTTGGGTTTATAATGATGAAAATATAATACCACATAAATTTTCTTGTTCATTTATACGTCAAATATATGGTTCATTAATAGACACTGTGATTGATGAATGGATACGTATTACGAAGGATGATACGGCTAAAACAAAAGGATTAGGTTCTTCGTATATTAGATGGGTTTTAAGGGTAACCGTTAGAAGATTTACAAATACATCAAATGAGCTGACAAAACAATTTTGTGACCCAATCGTATTAGAAAAACGTGATATGGATAAATATAATTGTGAAAAAGATAAATTATGTCCGAGCGAGGAATATTTAATAGAGCGTTTACATTTATCGGGCGTTGATGAACATGATGATAAGTGGTTAAAACTAGTGGATTCATCAAGAAGAGATAACGAAACATATAATTTTCTTGCTGCGGTCGGAAAACAGTTCGATATATAAAGGTGTAATAAAGGAACCATTTTTATAAATTTTTAGTAAAGAAAAAAATGAGTGTAAATTAAAAAAATTGAAATGCTTTTTTTTTAATCAAAAGTAACTCATCTTACCCTAGTTCAAGCTATAAGCTAACAAGGTTTTAATAATATGGCCGCTATCGTTCACGGATGGTGCGGTTACGTAGAAAAGTCGAATGACGTGGTGTTTTCCCAAATGGTATTAAATAAGCTCTGGATTCCAGATGTGCTTATTGATATCATCAAGGATTACCTGTTTGTCAGCGCCGCAGAAGTGCTGCGCAAGTTTTATAGACTCAACGTGAATAACAGTATCACGTCCATGTGGGTGAATTATAGACCTCTGACGGATGTTTACGGACGCGTCAGACAAACCATTTATGAGATTGGTCACGTCTATGGAGCTGGAAACATACAAATACAGGGCAGGGTGTGCTTTACTTGTGGAGATTTTGACCACCGTCATAACAACATGAATGGATGTTGCCATCAACGATTCGATATGGAAGACGAGCCAATCCACCTGGTTGATAATTATTGGGAATGGGGTCACCAGGAGACAGATGGGGAAACAGACACGGAGTCAGATACGGACGAGCCTACCCCAGAAGTCACTTGGGCCGTCGACATTCCGGTCCAGAATCCCGACCTTTCCTACACTCCTACTGCGGAGGAATCAGAGGTCATTCGACAACAAGCCGAGAATGCTCTGTGGGGAAGACAGCCGGAGGAGGAGTACGATTTCGACGATATCGCGGACTACAAAGAATACGAGCAAGAGGTTGAGATGGAAGCGTATGAAGGCAGAAGAACCCGATAGATTATAGTTGTTTTGTAGATTTGTATTTTGTATTTTGTAAATAAATTAAATTTTAAATAAAGGGACTCCCTTTTTTACGCTTTAATTCACAAGGATTATTAACCAATTTATTTATAATAAACAAGTCACAATAAAAATTGAATTGTTTTATTATAATAAGCATTAAAATAATACAATAAACAATTAACATTATTAAATGTCGTTTAATTACGGGTCAACAAGCATAAAAATAAATATATTCCAGGAAGCAATGGACCATTGCCGATGGAAAAGACAGTTGGATACCGTTCTTCAGCGACCAGAACTACATGACAACATTTTACAAGACTATTCAGGTAAGTCATTTGAAGAAATTTTATTAATTGTGTATAATATTTGTGAGCAGGCGAAAGGTGTTGGATTGCTTACTATATATGATATAACTGCGGCCATTTGTAGATATAACAACATAAATATTGAAAGGGTATATATAATAGGGAGAGGTCCAGTAAGAGCGGCTCGCTTATTAAATATAAAACTAAAGACGCAAAAGATACAAAAAGTATCATTAAAATACATTGAAATCTCTGAAATAATTGAGGCGTTTGACAAACAGAAATACGAAATAGATACACAGATAAAACAAAGTAACAGCGGAGATGATTTTGAAACGTATATTTGTAATTGGCAGAAAGACAAATGATAAACGAAAAAGATAAAGATTTAATTAAATTTTAAATAAGGGACGCCCTTTTTTAATTCAAAGGAATAAATCAGTAATAAAAAATTGAATTACTTTTTTAAATTCAAGGTTAATCATATATAACCTCTGACCAAGCTTATAAAAGTTCTATAATGATCAACATTGACCAACTCTTCAAAGCTTTACCACGAGACCTCCAGTGGGAAGTTTTAACAGAGTTTACAGGAACGCATTCCGTGCGTAAAGGTAAGTTAATGAAAAAGATAGTTTATAGTATGATGGACGGAAAAATGGTGCGACAACTCGATGATAATACCTTTATCCCAGTGATACACGGTCTAAAAGTTCGACAGCGGCTTGCATGGTTGCATGACCGTCCCGAAGACGCACGACCGAAATACATACGATTTAATACATTAGGAAACCGTCTGATGCAGTTTTGCAACGACGGCGCTACAGGGGACACGATATTTTGTTACCGTAAAACCGTAGACCATCACATTTTATGGGAAATTCAATACCCTCTGGCCAGAGCCGAGGATACCGTTGTCCTTCCTCCTTTTGTAAAACATGATTGGCCGTCTTATCCGCATACTGATAAAAAGCGGAAAATCCCATTGACTAGATAAACAGAGAGCATTTTAGTATAGATTTTTAAACATTTAAATTTAAAAAAAATTGAAATACTTTTTTTTCGTATAGCAAATTGATACCTAACCCAATTTAAGCTGTAAGCTAAAAGATTTTCAAGATGGATAAAATGTTCGCAAAGCTGCCGCGCGACATACAGTGGGAGGTTCTCACGGTGTTTGTAGGGTCGCATGCTGTGCGTAAAGGTAAGTTAATAGAGAAGTTGGTATCTAGTATAAAGTTTCAGCGGATAGAGGAAATGCGTCGCATTCAAAAGTGTTATATTGGACAGTATATCCAAGACTTCAACACCACGTCCTTCGTGCAGTTTTCGAACGGAAGCCAGTTGATGTTTTGTGAATGCCCGTACACAGGTCAAAAGGGTTATAAATTCCGCCAAGTAATAAAACGCGAGTGTTCTTGGATGCCCAAGGCTTATGGACTTGAATACACTCCGTTGACGAGGTCGAATCCTCTCCCTCCGTTCGAAAAACACTCATATCCATCGTACGAGGATACGGACAAGAAGAAGGCGCTTCGATGTTCCAAGAAAATCGCGGACCAAGTTGAGGAGCCCAAGCGATTGTCTTTGATAAGACCATGCGACCTCGACGAAAACGCAGACATTTACGAACTTCGCGCTTTCGAGGGAATATCTCCCCTCACGGACGGGGGATTTCAAACGCCTGACGAGCCGATGTCTCCCTCGTGGTTGCTCCCTCAATTCCTTATTGATATTTAAGTATTAGAATAGAATTTTGTAAATTATTAAAAAGAGCGAACCTTTTTTATTGCGGTATTTTTAAAAAAATTGAAACCTTTTTTAACTGTTTATTAAAAGCAAATTTATAATATTTAAGAATCTCAAATTAATATGAACGTCTCAACTTATCCTAACATTCAAGTGACACAGTCACAATTAGATGAGTTTTGTGTATGGGCAACTGAAAAGTATGGGAACTATCGCGTTTATAACGACGCTATCCACTCAGAAGAGCTGAATAATTATATTAGAAAGCATATACTTTCCCAGGAAATGACTAACATTTTACAGGAAACGGACATGTACGTTGGAATAAGAAGCAACGAACCACATATAACGACTCTTCAAACATATCGTCAAAGCATTCTTATTAAAGCGACTTTTCTGAAGATAAAACTCGGAAGACGGATATTCGCTGCCGAAGTTGCTGAAATAAGAGCACAACGGGAGGAATTCTATCGTCAGGAAGCTATTCTACGCAGAAGCAGGCAAAATTTGGAATATGGGATGTCAGATAACGGGTTGATTCCTATTAACCAGAGCACTATTCGCAAAATAGTAAAAAAACAACTCACATCAACCGAAGTAGAAAACAGCATGGTGGAAGATTGTGTTATATGTTTTACAAAACATAAAATGTCGGCGACATGCATTATTCCGTGCGGTCATCAGTTTGGCAGTAAATGCTTTACCAGTTGGAAGAATAATACATGCCCTCTTTGCCGGACACCTTGTATGATAGTAACCGAATTTACAGCACCAAAACGTCGAAGATATTTTACAGATGAAGAGACCGACGCATTAAATATGGTCTCCGACCAACAATCCCAGACAATAGTAGCATAGATTTTTACAAATTTAATTTAATAAACTAATTTTTTAATGATATAATAACCGTATACACAAATGTACTTTATAACTATAGTTTAAAAAATTGAATATTTTTTAAATATAAATATACTTCATTATATAAAATACAATTATGGCAAAAATTTATCCAGAATCTACTGAATCTTCTCCTCTACATACCGTAACAATAAATTGGAATGACATATCTGTTTACGATAACCGTCAAAAATTTAACTGTAGACAAGTAATTACAGTTAATCTAAACCAGATATCAGATAAAGAGTATTATGCCATTACATATGATTGGTTTTATGACGAGAATAAACCAGAAGAACACCCTTTCTGGTGTGACCATATAGTTTTATTAGATTATTTAACTATATGGCGGTCCGAAGAGGCCGATTCGTTAATAAAATATTTAGTGATGGACGATATTGAACTTGCGAAATACAGTGGTAAGATGACTGCTTCGCGGTTCAGAAGAGATATTATGACATCAATTGCGCTTTATTGGGAAGAAAATGGTAAGATTAAAAACGATGGTGCGATTTGGGAACATACAAATAATTATCGCGTATATCAAGGAGATGGAAACGACCCTGTTGGTTTTGGGGGTCATGGATGGAGGGTGGTATAAACATAGTTAGACAAGTTTGATATATAATTTTTTTTATAAAAAAATATTAAGTTGGTAATTTAGCACGTTAGTAAGTTTATATAAATATAAAATACATTATTGACGTTGATGTAATGCCAATTCGCATATCTCATTTGTTTTGTTCCACACATATTGTAAAGCATCTTTATTTTGTTGAACCGCTAATCTACATATTTCATCTGTTTGGTGTCTTACATATTGTAAAGCTAGTCCATTTTGTTGAACAGCTAGTTTACACAATTCATCTGTTTGGTGTCTTACATATTGTAAAGCTAGTCCATTTTGTTGGACCGATATTTTACACAATTCATCTGTTTGGTCGTTATACATATGAACCAACGCCAAGCCGGTTTGCTGGATAGCAAGTTTACGTATTTCGTCTGTTGGTCTTTTTACATGAATCAAGGCTAAGCCATTTTTTTGGACTGCTGTTTTACATAGCTCATCTGTTTGTGGTATCTTCATATAACTTAAAGCGTGTCCGTCGTATTCAACCGCTAATTTACATATCTCTTCTGTTTGGTTTTTAACAAATTGTAGCAACCATCCATTCCATCCTTTTTTAAAGGCTAATTCTTTTTTAAACGCTAATTCGCATATTTCTAGTGACTGTTCTCTTACAAACTCTAAAGCACGCCCATCCTTTTCAAAAGCCATTTCGCATATTTCGGCCGTTTGGTCTTTCACATGATATAACGCACTAACATGTTGATTAACAGCCAGCTTACATATTTCGTCTGTCTGGGTTTTCACTAAATGTAAAGCCGTCCCATTCTGTTTTACAGCAAGTTTACACATATTGTCTGTTTGATTAATTACATATTGTAATGCGAATCCATCTTTTGTAACAGCAGTTTCACATATTTCCTCCGATTGAACCTTAACATACCGTAAAGTAGAAGGCATTTGTTGAACGGCAAGTTTGCAGATTTCTTCTGTTTGGTTTTTCACAAATTGTAATACACAAGCGTTCTGAGTTATCGCTTGGTTACACAATTCCTCATTAGTCCAAATATAAAAATCCTGAACCAATACTTTATTATTCAAATCCAATATAAATTTATCCGATTTAAAACTGTTTGCTTCGGTGTAAACAGATGCCTCTGGCGGAATAGTTACTTTTGCTATGTAAACACTATCCGAATAAATCCACATAGCCAATTTATTCAATTCGGCAAAATATAAACCTCCCGCACAACACGAACTGGTTGGATTGAACGGAATATGGTCAATATTTAGGCCGTGTTTATATGTAAAATTACGGTGTTTACTATCTTTGTTTAATACTTTATAAAACTCCGTATTAGAGTACTTGTCATTAAAAACTTTTCCTGAAAGAACGGTCATACTTGGTTGTATGATAAGACTAATGTATTCATTTAATTTCAATTTTTATTTGTTTATATAAAAATTGAAATTAAATAGCTTACCCAAATTTAAGTCACTTAACAAACAATTACCGTATTATAAAACTTAAATGGCGACAAGAACTTGTCATGAAAAAGGGTGATGCGAACTATTTATAAACGCAATACTATTATTCAATTTAGAAAAATAAAAAATTTGAATTGTTTTTTCACTACAAATATAATTCAATATTATTAATCAAAACCATGTCAGAAACTATTCAAGGTGAAATTATTGAATCGAGAGTTCTTCACAAAGTAACCATATATTGGTCAGATATATCGGAAAATAATAAATGTCAACACGTAAACTGCGAACAAAATATTACTGTTATATTAAACAAATATGATGAGGATAGGGAATATTATGATATCCAGTATGAATGGATTTACGAGGAGGATGAACCAGAAAACCATCCATTTTCGTGGGATAGTGCTGTTGAGATTTATTCAACTGGTGAACCTGCGGTATGGCGTAACAAAGAAAGCGATTCACTAGTAAAGTATTTGGTAATGAATGATGACGAACTGACAAAATATAGCGGTGAACTGACTGCGCCTTGTTTTAGAAGAGACATTATAAGAGCAATCGCCACTTTTTGGGAACGCGGAGGTAAGTGGTTTGAATGTTTAATTGATGAATGTGTGTATCTTGGTGATGGCGAGGACCCACCAGATTTTGGTGGCGAAGGATGGACCGTAAGTAGATATAAACATGCTTGATGGGTTACCGTTTGATTTCAAGTGTAAATTTTTGTGAAAATTTAACTCCGCCTACATTATTGTTTTTAAAATTTGTTGAAGAATATTTTCCGTTTCTATTTTTATTGAGATGACTAATAATAAATTTTGCTTTATTTGATATTAACTCATTTACTGCTTGTGTATGTATAATTTTATCAAATTTTTTCTCTCCTCTTTTAGCTTTATTAAATATTTCTACTCTCTTTTTATAACACGCGTTACAAAGACACCCATTATCAATATAATGTTCTACTTGAATATCATTTATATACTGATTTTCCAAATAAAGATTGACATAAAAATTATATTCGTCTGGTGTGTACGATATAAAAGACGAACATTTGTTGTTTTCCAAATTTTGAATATATTTAGTTCTCTCTTCTTGGGAAAGATAGAAATTAAAATATTTACAGGTTTTTATTAAGTCCACGTAATTTGATGGTATTTTATATTCCATTTTAAATCTTTTATATAAATCTCCTATGGGTTTAGTTTCTGTTGTGTAATCATTAATCAAAACGATGTCTCTTTGAAGTAATTGCGAGAGAATATCAGCCCAGTGTATAGAATCGCTCAAACGCAATTTGACATATTTAATATTATTAACAATCTGTAGTGTATATTTTTTATCAAAATCAAAATTAGGCGGGTCGCATATATTAAACTTATCAAAATAATTATCACTAATAGCTAAATATGGGAATATTTTATTGAATCTGTCGCTTATGCGTGTTATGCTATAACTATTAATGTGTTCTTCTGAATTATTAAAATGGTAAGGAGATAATTTTTCAAAAAACTCTGACATTTTTCTCTCTAAAGGTGTTCTATAGATGTCAAATACATAAATATTATATCCTTTTTGTGCTATGTAACTAATAATATCATTAATAGAAACATTATTAATTCCTGTTAAGACACTTAACATTGTATCATCGTGTATATGAATGACGTTAAATGTGTTACCTAATGATATTCTTAAAGAAGAAACTAAAGTGGTAGAGCCGACTTTAGGTGGTGTATAAATAAATATGAAGTTCGTGATATTAGTATTTGAAAATAATTGTTGAAATGCTTTTTCGGCCATATATTTATAAATGTAAATTAAATTTTCTATTATTCGCTATAAATAATTTATTATACAAATTATTTATTATTTGTTACTTTCTGGAGACGTCTTGTTAGAAATAAAATGTTTATTCATATATTTTTGAATAGTAAAATATGTTAGCTCTTTATTTTCTTCGATTCCCAGTAATTCTCGCAACTTATTATCAGGCATAATAATCCTACTGTTAACCTTATCTTCTAATTTTTGGTCTTTAATATAAGCTACAAGAGCACGTGTAACCTCTGTGCGCGCTATCTCCGTTCCCTCTGATTTATTCATAAATTCGCATAATTCTTTTGTTACCCTTGTTGGTCGTGCGAACCCTGATGGTTTTCTACACGCTTTATTTTTATTTTTATTTTTAGAACTTTCTTTTTTAAGTACATTCATTTGTTTTTTAACTATTTTATCTAAAACGCGCACCTGTTGGTGTAATGAACTTATATGCGTTTTAAACATTGATAAACTAGCAACAATGCTATCGAATTGTTCTGAAATATTTCCAACATGTGTTTCTTGGGTAATTACCGTATTGTTCAACGTTTGATCCATTTGTATTAATATATTTAATTAATTAAACTTTAAATTGTTTTACTCTGTTATACTTCATCTGATTTAATCCAGTATAGTTAATGACGTCTATGTGTGCGCTTGCCTTTTCGACTTTTACGGGTTGACTTTTTAGAACGCTTTGTCTTGCGGCTTCCACGTCTCTTGCGTCTACGTGTTCCACCTACTTTAATATTTAAACCAGCTTCACCTTTTTCAGCCGCATCAAGGTCTGTGTAATCACTATCTACTGCTGCGACCTCATTATCGAGACCCATTTCTAAGTCTTTAAAGTCAGCATCAGCATTCGCATCTGTTCCTTTTTCTAAGTCAACAAAACTGTCAGGCTCATCCCCACCGTGTGTCTTTTTCATATTTTTACAAATGGGGCACCCACAGTTAGGTTTGTGTCCATTTCCTTTTCTTTTCTTTCCTCCAGTTTTAACAGAACAAGAACTTCCTCCATGTTTGGCATGTTTCATATTAACACAAATAGGGCATCCGCAAGTCATTTTATGTCCATTTTTTTTCTTTCCTCCACCCAATTGTGCGGTTGCGACGTTACTTAAACTATCTGAACTACTAGATGTAGTATCAGAATAAGATGTAGTATTTGAACTAGATGTTGTATCTGTCATTATATAATATATGGATATAAGTTTTTTAAAAATGTTTTTTTATAAAAAAAATTTTTTAAGTTTCTAAATCTAATTAATTTAGAGTGGTGGTTGAGCTGAACGCGGAGGTCGTCCTCGTCCTCTTCCAGCAGGCTTTGACACATCATTATTTGTTTGTTTACCAACAACAGTCCACTCCTTGGTTGAGCCATCTCTTGGGCCCTCACCGCGAACTCGGGGAGTGGTTGTTTGGGTTCGCTGCGACCTCTGATCCTTAACATGCTCTGAAGAATTAGATTGAGAAGCAGGTGGTCCTCTTGGGGAGGTTGTTTGAGAAGGCGTTCGCTGCTGTCTAGGCATCTTAACAGGCTCAAAAGACTCCTCTTGGGAAGCAGCTGGTCCCTTGTAACTAGTTCTAGCAATCTTGAACTCTCGTCTAGTTTCACACATCAACTTACCATTGTTAATTCCGCCTACATTGGCCGCCTGAAACTCATGGTTACCACTTTGAGTAGGAGTTATGGAAAACTCTACATACTCTCCCTGTACCAAATATTTATACTGTTGACTTTCAACTCCAATAGAACTGTGATGAACGAAAATATCAGAGCCAGAACGACTACCATCAGTCACTGTAACAAAACCATATCCTGCTTTATTATTGAACCATTTAACCCGTCCAGTAAAACGTTCAGCAGTGGTAGCCTGTGTAACAACATCATTAATCGAAGACATTATATTATAATTTATAATACAATGTTATCTTTAAATTATTTTAAATCATATATTATTTCTGTGTAATGTAATAAACGTGTGAAAGGACAAATCTTTCGATATCATCGTCTTTTGTAATATCAACATCTTCTATTTTAATGTTATCAAAATCAAATAATTCAATATTTTTAAAATTTATATATTCAAATACAGGAATTAAATTAATATTTAATACTTCCTCTACGTCTTTTAAATTTATATTATTTTCGGTCACTATTTTTGATAAATATTTAAATATAAGAGCGCTGATATATTTCATTTTTTGGTCTCGTTGTCTATCTGCTTTATCATTTACCATTTTAAATACATGATAAATTGTCTCCGCAAAGTCTCTCATCTTGTCGTATGGCATTATTTATTAGTTAATAATATTATTTTTAATATTATTAAACTAACATATATATAGTATTGGACCTAAATATAATCACAAATCTCTATTTCAAATTTGTTGTCTTTGAATATTATTCTGAATGGTTTACCGCAACCGTATATTAGTTGGTGTTCGATATAATGGTCGCAAATATGTTTGGGTGTATGCGGTTCTATTTGCCTACCATTTTTCAGAACTCCGTGTCTAAATATACCACAATTTAGTTGTTCAATAATAATAAATTCTTTACAATGAGGGCACAACAATACTGGTTGCTCTTTTATATCAATATTTTGTTCTGTTGACATAAATAATATAAATAATATAAATAATACATATATCATGTCATTTATTTTTAAACTTTTTGGGCGATAAAGTATTATTGTTATACAAGCTTTTTGATTTCTCTCTTAAACCCTTCTACCAAACATGTATAATCTGGTGTTTCTTCGAATGTCAAACCTCTAACATATTTTAAATAATCACAAATAATATTTGGAATTCTATTATCATTAATGATATTTAATTTTAGAGTTCGTATAGTCTTATTTTTTTCTTCAAAAGTCATATTTGAAGTCACATTTTGCCATTCTAATTCCCCTAATAAGAAATAGATAAGCATGTAACCAAGTGATTCAAGATCGTCTCTTCTACTTAAGTCAAAAAAATCATGAGCATATACACTAGCATACGTTAAACTACCTATTAAACTATTTGTTTTTTTCATAGACTTCATAAACGTTTTACAAAACCCGAAATCTATTATAAATAATTGTTTGTCATGCTCATTACGACCAAATAAAAAATTATCTGGTTTAATATCTCGATGAACTAAACCCTTATCGTGAATCACTTTTAACAAAGATATTATTTTAATTCCTAGTTGTAAAGTTAGAATAAGAGAGAAAACCCTCTTTTTGTTTTTAATAGTTTGAAGCGAGTCACCTAATAAATTAATTACCATATAGTAATTATCAACATCCTTTCCAAACCATTTAATTTGTGGAACACCAGGTGTATTAACCAAATATTGATATATAATTGATTCATTTTTTAATAATTTAATACCATTTTGTATAGGTTCAATCTTAATTGCGACAAATTCATTAGTCCTAATATTTTCCCCTTTGTATATTTTACCAAAAGAACCTTCCCCCAGTTCCTCAATTATTTTATATTTATTATTGATAAGGCTCATTATTTAAATATATAATAAGTATTTAAATAATAATATATTACAATGTAAAAACATATATTGTAAACACATTACCCATTATCATTATAAGCTGTTGTACTATCATTAATAATTGCGCGTGAGCCGATGTAGGAAAAACGTCTGTAATTCCAACCCCCGATTGAATAGTTGTGCTTAAAAATAGGCATTCCATTACGGTGAATTTATCCTTGACCTTGGATGCAAGATCATCTTTAAGTAAATAATATGCACAAGCAAAAATAATAATACATGTAAAATGAAAAATAACCGTTCTAATAACAAGCTTCATATAATATACATATATTTTTATAAATTTTATAAATTTTATAAATTCAGACTCACTATTTTACACATATAAAGATTGATTCGTTACCACATATTTCAAAGTTATAATCGGTATTTCCTTTAACTTACTAAGGAATTCTATATTTCCTGTCAATTCTGCTATTTTTTCAAGCTCACGTGAAATATTATTTATTTTTAATAATGCCCTTACAAATTCTCCCAAAAATTGCTCTTTCTCATGACCTAATTTTTGTAAAATAACCTTACAATCTTCCACATTTTCACTCAAACACCAGTCTGTTACATAATTTATTAAATCATACTGAATATTATAATCCATCCCAGAATTAATGTGATATTCTATCTCTTTTTCTTTGTAGACTGAATACAAATTAGTGAAATCCATAACAATTTTATTGACATCCATATCCTTCGCACGAGGAACGTTATCCTTGATTTCATCCTGGACTACTATATTGGTAAAACAACTGAATAATGCGACTAACTGGATTGCCGAAAGATGGTCCAATTTTTTATCTTCTATCATTTGTGAGAATACAAGACAATGAATTTCTCTTAATTGGCAGGATATTTTACCCTTAAATGTTAACTTCAAATCTTCATCGGTCCCCTCAATATAATTTTCATCTCTAAGAAGTTTCAATACAGATGCGACACCGCTATGAATATATCGGCTCATATATTCGAGATGGGTTTTTAAAGACTCGATTTCTTTTTCTTTTACAGTTATTTTCTGTATTACCATTTTATCTTGCTCGATAAATTTGTGGTCTTCTTGAAATTGTTGTATTTGTCGCTCAATTTCTCTCCGTTTTTTATTAATGGCTGTTGATACTTTTTCTTGTAAATTAATATATTCTTCAATAACGTCTTTTGGTGTTCGTAAATTAGATGCGAACCCTTTCATGCTATCAAAACTTGTGTATGCTGCAGTTAATTTATTAGTAATTTCCTTTATTTGATTATCCAAATCAGCAGTCACCATGCTTCTTTTTGCGAAATCTACTAACTTATTATCTCCAATATCGAGGAGGTTTAACAAAAGATTATATGAAATTTTAAATTTAGATGTTAAAGTCTGTGGTTTGCCATTCATCATCATCTTATAACTAACAGAATCCACATTTCTAAAAAGATTGTTAAGATGTATCACGTGTCCAACAGTATCTAGACCGAGACGTCCTGCTCGTCCTGCTGCTTGCGTATATTCATGACTATATAAACCCCGCACCATGAACCCGTTAAATTTATTTATATCTGTAAAAATGGTTGTTTTTACTGGTAGATTAATACCAACACTCATTGTCTCAGTACAAAACAATATTTTAATATATCCCTTTGCGAACATCATCTCGGTCATCTCTCTTAAAATAGTCATTAGTCCTGCGTGATGAATCCCAATCCCTTTTCTAAGTAGCTTTACGACTTGAATATATTCAGGCAAATGTAAATATTCCTCATAATTGGGCAATTTCCGAATAATTTGTTCACATTCACGGTCAATAATATATGGAAGTTGGCTGTCAACCTCAAGTAAGTTTGTTGTCAACTCCTCCGCGCATCTTTCTAATTGCTTCCTACTAAATACATAGCATAATGCTGGCAACATTGAGTGTTCTACCAAATATTCAGCAACATTATTTAAAACGTGATTTCGTTTTATACGAACGTCGTGTTTCTCAAAAAGTTTAACTACCTTCATCATATTTTTATAATTAACCTCATTAAATACTCCTTTATCGTCTTGGATTATAAATGGTTTATTTGTTAATTTTTTAATTTCCTCTTGAACGGTCTTATCCTTTATCGCCTTATTTATACCGCTTGTTGTAGTAATAAAACTGTAATGAATTAACGGAACCGCTCTAATCTGTTTTTTTGCCAAATATACTATTTTATCGCTGGTAGGGACAAGTTCACCTTTTGTTTCAAGCCAATGAGCGAATCTTTCAGGGTCATCAAGCGTAGCAGAAAGGCCTATCATTTGGACTTGGGCGGGCAACATCATAATAGATTGCTCCCAAATATGTCCTCTTGACTCATCATTTATAAAATGTATTTCATCAAAGACAACACACCCTAACTCGGTTTGAATATCCATTTCGAAGGATATAGACGAACTAGTAACAGGTGAACTGCTTTTTGTTTGGTATAATTTATTCAATAATATTTCAGTTGTCATAATAAGCACATCCGCAGTTGGATTTGTTTTAATATCCCCAGTGATAAGTCCAATACTAATGTGGGGATATTTTTGCGTGAAAGCATAGAATTTTTCGTTTGAAAGAGCTTTAATTGGCGTAGTGTAAATTGTTTTTTTCCCTTTCGAATGAAAATAATCAAGAGCAAATTCTCCTGGCAAAGTTTTTCCCGAACCAGTCGGACAACATACTAATAAATGGTTACCTTCAACAATTGATTGTATCGACCATTTTTGAAAATCGTGGAGCTCATATGAATATTTATCATAATATTTTTTATACGATGACTCGTTTGATTTTGGATAAGTGTAGGCACAAACTTTGACCATGTATGGATAATATATTATTTAGTTATTTCTTTATACCATTTGGGATTTGTTTTATTTAAGTATTCATATTTATAAAAAAAAATTGAATTGAATTCTGGTGTAAATATAAAGTACACTTAACGTTATTAACTTAATACGTATTTAAATATGGCATTGGAAATTCACACTTCAGATAAACAAAAATTTACCACAAGTGTAATTTGTAATATCACAGAGGCAAAATTTGAAAGTAATATACACCTGATATTTACACGTGGGTGTGGTATAGATGTATTTGGGTTCAATAGCATTACAGGGGAGTTTTGGGGTAAACAAATGGTAAAAAATAGTTGCGTGTTTCATTTCACATTAATTGTAGATGATATTAACGATAAAGAATCAACCATAAAAATAACACAGCATATTGGTAATAATGAGACAATCGCACAATTTATAAAACAATTGACTATGGTTATTACTGTATTTCGTCTAATTGAATAAAATAATTAAATTTTAAATAAAATTGAAATCTTTTTTTTTATTTAAAAACTTGTTAAATGTTAAAGTATATCACTAGAATGCCAAAACTTATTATCATGCCACATGTCAACGACATTACATATTTCTTATCTGGAGGTGTAAATAAAGCAACAAATGACGAATCAAATAAAATAAGAGAAAATATTATTACCAACATATTAAATATTGATGATGAATATTTCAATGATGTTAAATATGGTGCTAACTGGAAAGATTTGAAAGGGAAATTTTTGACATCAATGTTTACTTTATGCGATTCACCTTATAACTCAATTGATATAAAACCTATGGGTGGTATGAGTAACAATTATGATTTTAGATTACAGTTTTTACAGCTAAATAATATAGTTACAAAAGAGGTTAAACTAGAATTTAAACATAATAATTCTAACGTCAAAGGTTTAGTCCAATTCTTGGAGTTATTCGATAGAGACTGTAAAACCACATTTGATATTTGTGATGTTTCATATGCTGAATTCTATTATGACAACTATCTTGACAAGTATATTGCGTGTGATACTGAAATCAAACACCCGAAACCAGACAAAGAAGAGTATATTAAAAATGTGCGTGATATCAAATACAATCATCCATTCTTTAAAGACTTGTATAATAACAAGAAAAACAACATGAAAGAAAAAAAATGCGTAGCAAATGAGTCTATTTTAAAATACATTCAAACATACGTTTCTACGTTTAGATTTGAAAAAATCGCAGAAAAAATAAAAGAATCTCAAACTAATAAAGTATTTCTGTTATGGGATTGTGAGAATTTTCATACCCAAAGTATAAACGCTGATTTGCTAAAAATAACAAATGTAATAAAGGTAGACAACTTATATTTTGATGTGTTTGTAGAAGGGCTTGAATATAATATTCGTATCAGATTAAATTGGGGAAATAATAACGGCATTGCTAACCCTAGATGGAAATTTACATTTATAGATAAATAGGAAATATCGTCTCAAGTTCAGTTTTAGATAGTCCATTATTTCCTAGAAATAAATCAATAAATAACTGCGTTTTTGGATTTTTAAAGCTCTTAATTACGCTGTCGTATAGTTTAAGCAACTCTTTTTTATCATGTATGGTTGGTGAATATATTTCATTCAGATGGTTTTCTATTAGATAAGGTCCAAATGTTATAACCGCATAATTTAATTTGTATTTGCTATTGCCATTTCCTCTATTTACAACTAGAACGGGTCCTATTCTACCGTCAATATCAATGAACTGCCGTTTTTCTTCTGGTGTTTGTGCCTTATCTTTTTTTTTATTATTTTCGCGGCGTTTGTTTGTTATTTCCTCAAAATCTCTTAGCTCGATTGTGTTGGTATTCGTTAAATTTGAATTATAAATTAATACAGTTTTATCTTTATCATTTGTCAACTCTTTTTTATGTTCATTCCAAACAATAGAACCAGTTCTTACTTTTAATCCCATTTTTTCAAGTGTGGTTGATCCGTGAAATATATTTTTCAAAACAATAGCATCACTTGTAAACATATAATTGTCATTAATTTTTATCGAATATTTACATTCTTTGTTATAGGGTGTGTCCTCGGCATCTTTTTTCAATACAATACCGAATGTTGCTTGTTCTGTATCGATAAACTTGTTATCTTTCTCAAAATCAATAATTTCGATTATTTCACAAGTTTGCTTAATAAAACTTCTAATTTTCGAATAATATATTGAGTTCAAAAAGCTCTTGGGTACAATAAAAGCCAATATACCATTTGGGTTTATCATAGTTAACGAATGGAGTATAAATAACCCGAATATGTTAGCTCTACCTTGTATATATTTTTTGTAGTCTGGGTGTATAGAATAGTCTTTTTTACATACAAAATATGGCGGATTTGTTACTATTAAGTCGTATTTAACCAAACACGAACACTTCATAAAATCAGTATGAACCACCGCTGTTGTATTTTTAAATTCAAGATTACAAATTGAATTATAAATTGTATCATTTAACTCGACTGCGGTTATTGTAACATTAGAGAATCGTTTATCACAGTAATTAACTATTTCACATGTGCCACACGCAGGTTCAAGTATTTTTTTAATTGTTATGTTATTCTCTGTAATATGCTTTTCGATACATTCGAAGAGCTTGCTAATAATAACATTCGGCGTTATGAAAATTCCACCATTTTTTTTTTCATCCTTACTCATTTTTTTTGTTATTTCAAGGGTTAATTGACTATATTGGGTGTTTGATGCCATGGTATATTGATTAATATAATTATATTTAAATGGGTATAATTATATTCAATTTTTATTGAAAATAACGTAATATGTGGTAACAAATTTATTAGAAAGATATAAAACATTCACTTCTAATTTCAATACCGATATATTTATGAGTTTTGCCGTCTTTAAGCCCGTTTTCTGATTTATTGTTTTATATATTTTTTTTTTCAAAGACTTTTTTCGGGATTTCAAAAATGGACAAAAAAAATGTCCAAATTTCAAAAATGGAAAACGATCTTCAAATTTCGAAAACGATGAGACCATAATTTTTTTTAGCGTCTCGGGATTATTTGAGAAATTTTAAATTGTGACGGTAATTTTTTTATTATTTTTATATTTTTTTGTTGAAAGTATTTAGGAGATTTTTTGTATAGGAATTATATAGGAATGTATCCAACAAAAAAATCTCCAAAAATCTCCAATAATTTTTTTTGCGAAAAGTGTAACTATAAATGCTTTAGTCAACAAGAACATGCCGAACATATTTTAACCGATACACATAAAAACCTACATAATCCTACAAAAAAATCTCCAAAACTCGCCTATAAATTTTTTTGTGAAAGTTGTAACTATAAATGCTGTAAACAAAACGAATATAACAAACATATATTAACTAATAAACATAAGACCCTACAACACCCTGTATCAATTGAAAAAACGTATACTTGTAATTGTGGTAAAATATATAAACATTCTTCTACTCTTTATACTCACAAAAAAAGATGTCAACTTGTAATAACTACACCCACTTCTGAAAAAGAACTAACAGATACTGAGCCTACAGATAAGGAACTTATTATGATTTTAATTAAAGAAAATACTGAATTGAAAACTATGATGATGGAGCAACATACATCAACACAAAATATGATGATGGAAGTCATTAAAACAGGCACTCATAATACAACTAACACAAATTCACATAATAAAACATTCAATTTACAATTCTTTTTAAACGAAACATGTAAAGACGCAATGAATATTACTGATTTTGTTAATTCAATTCAGTTACAACTTTCTGATTTAGTGAGAGTTGGGGAATCAGGTTATGTGGATGGTATCTCAAATATTATTATTAAGAACCTTAAACAACTGGATGTTACTAAAAGACCTGTTCATTGTACCGATAAGAAGAGAGAAGTACTGTACGTAAAAGATGCAAATAAATGGGAAAAGGAGGACACCGAAAACAAAATAATAAGAACAGCAATAAAAAAGGTATCCCATAAAAATATACTAATGTTACCAAAATTCAAAGACGCTCATCCGGACTGTTCTAAAAGTGACTCCAAATATTCGGACCAATACAATAAAATTACGATTGAATCTTTTGGCGGGCCAGGCGACGATGACTCCAAGAAAGAAGATAAAATTATCAAAAATATTTCAAAGACCATCGTGATTGAAAGGGAATCCGAACCTCTTTAAGCCCATTTTCTAATTTATTGTTTTATATATTTTTTTTTTCAAAGACTTTTTTCGGGATTTCAAAAATGGACAAAAAAAATGTCCAAATTTCAAAAATGAAAATAAATGTTCAAATTTGAAAAACGTTGAGACCATAAAAAAAATTAGCGTCTCGTTGTTATTTGAGAAATTTTAAATCGTGACGGTAATTTTTTTATTTTTCTTAATTCTTTTTTTCGGAAAAGTATTAAGGGGTTTTTTATATTGCTTATATACACAATGATTAGCAATGATTTAACCCCAAAAAAACCCTTGAACTTTTATTGTAATTTGTGTTCCTTTAACACGTCTAACAAAAAAGATTTTAATAGACATAATCTTACGAAAAAACATCTTTTCAATGTTTGTCAATCAGAATCAATCAAAAAACCCATAAAAACCCCAAAAAACCCGTATGAGTGTAATTGTGGTAAGACTTATAAAGATTATTCTGGATTATGGAGACATAAAAAGAAATGTATATTTGAAGACAAAGAAATAAAAGAAAATTTTCAGTCAAATGAAGTTCACGAGCTTAAGGAGATTATGAAATACTTAATGAAAGAAAATAGTGAACTGAAAAATATGATGATGGATCAACATACATCAACACAAAATATGATGATGGAAGTCATTAAAACAGGCACTCATAATACAACTAACAATACAAATTCACATAATAAATCATTTAATCTAAACTTTTTCTTAAACGAAACCTGTAAAGATGCAATGAATATTACTGATTTTGTTAATTCAATTCAGTTACAACTTTCAGATTTAGTGAGAGTTGGAGAATTAGGTTATGTTGATGGTATTTCAAATATTATTATGAATAACCTTAAACAACTGGATGTTACTAAAAGACCCGTTCACTGCACTGATAAGAAGAGAGAAGTATTATACGTAAAAGATGAGAATAAATGGGAAAAAGAGGACACCGAAAACAAAATAATAAGAAAAGCAATAAAAAAGGTATCACATAAAAATATACTAATGTTACCAACATTCAAAGACGCACACCCGGACTGTTCTAAAAGTGACTCCAAATATTCTGACCAATACAATAAAATTATGATTGAGTCTTTTGGCGGGCCAGGAGACGATGACTCCAAGAAAGAAGATAAAATTATCAAGAACATTTCAAAGACCATCGTGATTGAAAGGGAGACCGAGTCTCTTTAAGCCCCTTTTCTAATTTATTGTTTTATATATTTTTTTTTACAAAGACTTTTTTGAGAAATTGAAAAATGGACAAAAAAAATGTCCAAATTTCAAAAATGAAAATAAATGTTCAAATTTCGAAAACGATGAGACCATAAAAAAAATTAGCGTCTCACAATTATTTGAGAATTTTTAAATTGTCACGATAAAAATTTTATTATTTTTGCAGAAAAGTATTTAGGCGTTTTTTTTGTTCTAGTATTATAGAACAAAATAGAATGAAAAATACGCCAAAAAACGCCGAACAATTACATTGTGAATTTTGTGACTTTAAATGCTCTAAACAAAGTGACTGGGATAGACATATTATTACACGGAAGCATCAAAATAGAACAAATGAGAACAATATTCACTCAAAAAACGCCAACAAATTTACGTGTGGTTATTGTAATAAAAATTATAATGCTCGAAATAGTCTTTGGTATCATCAAAAAAAGTGTAATCAATCTATTATACAAAATGATACACCTCATAATGATACAGATATTGTATTTGATAAAGAATTTGTTATGACGATTCTTAAACAAAATAAAGAAGTTATTAAACAAAATACTGAATTGAAAAATATGATGATGGATCAACATACATCAACACAAAATATGATGATGGAAGTAATTAAAACTGGCACTCATAATATAACTCATAATACAAATAATAGTCACAATAAAACATTCAACCTACAATTCTTTTTAAACGAAACCTGTAAAGATGCCATGAATATTACTGATTTTGTTAATTCAATCCAGTTACAACTTTCGGATTTAGTGAGAGTTGGTGAATTAGGTTATGTGGATGGCATTTCAAATATTATTATGAAGAACCTTAAACAGCTAGATGTTACTAAAAGACCAGTTCATTGTACTGATAAGAAGAGAGAAGTATTATACGTAAAAGATCAGGATAAATGGGAAAAGGAGAACACCGAAAACAAAATAATAAGAAAAGCAATAAAAAAGGTATCACATAAAAATATACTAATGTTACCAAAATTCAAAGATGCTCATCCAGACTGTTCTAAAAGTGACTCCAAATATTCAGACCAATACAATAAAATCATGATAGAATCATTTGGCGGGCCAGGCGACGATGACTCCAAGAAAGAAGATAAAATTATCAAGAACATTTCAAAGACCATCGTGATTGAAAGGGAGTCCGAGACTCTTTAAGCTCTTTTCCAAATTTATTGTTTTATAATTACATGATGTGTAATCTAATTTTTCTTTTAAAATTTGCTTCATCGTGAAACAAAAACAACTTAAACTTCTTTTTTTCAAAATTATCAAGATTATCCCTCATGGTTATCCTTGAAGTTAATTTCAAATCAGGTATAAAAACGACAAATTGATATAAACAGTCATTTCTAGTAAGTTTATCAAACAAATATCCGTCATACTCTTTTTCTAAAATATCAGGATTATTAGAGCAAAGGTCAAGAATGGAACAGTCACATTGAACCTTTCTAATAGAACGCATTGTAACATTAATATACTCAAGCTCTCCGAGCCATTTATTATAAAAGGCATCAGTATTTTCAGATAGATTAATCATATTTGTTATCGATTGAAATTTAATAATGTTTAATAAATCAACAAGACGGCGAATAGGACTTGTAATATGAATATATGCATCCATATCAAGCAAATCGTGCCGTATAGACGGAACATCTGCTATATCAGAGACATTAATATATTGGCCTGTAGAACTGCTCCATATCTTAATAAATTTTGACACCTCTTCTGGGAGATTATCTGGCACGGAATATCCTTTCCTTATAATGGTTGACCTGAAAATGCCAGTATTATATTGAATCATTACTTTCGCACAGTTAAAATTCATTAATATCATTAGATAACAAACAAGTTCGTGACTGTTTCTTACATTATTAATGTACTTTAGTTTTTTGGATATTTTCTGTGTTGTATAAAGCAGATGTGCATAGCTAGGGTTTATTAATAATTTAGGGTCTTCATAACAAAAATTTTTGGAAACCTTAATTAAAGAATTATTAAATTTCATATCGATAATATTTCCATCTTTTACAAAGACATCCATAACAAATGCTATCCGTGTGACGTTTTCTTGAAGACTACAAAGGCAATCGGACAAAATAGTAGGTAACATAGGCCGTTTTTTATCTGGTAAATAAATGGTTGAAATTCTGCGAGAAAATGAATCCCAGAGATTTAAGACATCCATCCAGATTGTCACATTGGAGATGTATATACTTATTTGCTGTATATCACCTTCAATATTACGAATACTGAAACCGTCATCAAAATCCTGACTTTTTGGCGGGTCAATTGTAAAAATATTCCATATCTTTTGATCGGTTCTATCTTCTATAGATGGGTATTTAGTTTTGATACTTTCGATAAAAGAGTCGTGTGTATGTTTTTCAAGGGCTTTAATTGTATCTTTTTGGAATTTTTGAATAGATGCGTTTAAACTTTTGCAATAAAGTTGATATTCATAAAAATTATCTATTATATCAACCGTCCCGATGACATGACTAAGAACACCATATGGATGTTTATCGTTCCATTCGTTAAACGAAAACGTCACATACATATTCTTCATAACTTTTGAGAACCCGATTGATTTAATTTGATATGGTACTAAAAATGTTGGAAGTCTCATATCGTCTGGAATACATTTATAAAGCAATTTTGGGTTATTTTTCGTCGATTTTTGCCTTCCATACGTTTTATTATCGTCTAATATAAGAACTCCTGGCATAGGAGGACAACATCTAACCGTTGAATGTATTATACTAATTTTGTTATTTTCATCTACTGAAAATACATCATTCGAAAATAATTTCTGTTCTAGTGGATTTATTGTAATGTCTACTTTTTGGAAATTAATATTTTCAAAAACTTCCCATGACGTATACTCTCTGTCATTTATATGTACTTTGTAGGTTTCCATTGAACTATATATAATATATTTTATGCGTTTAAATTGTATTTATTAATGTTTTATCAGACTGCGTATAAGGTGTAAATACCCTCAAACGATAACAGTAAAAAATAAAATTGAAATCATAAGTAAGTATAATAATTCACGTATAATACTTATCTTAAACCCTAAAATGAGCGTTGACAATTTAAATTTAGAGAATAGAACGACAAATAATTTTGTGCGGGTTCCTAGTAATAGAAGAGTTGCCCTGCCTCGCAGGTGTTCTTTCTGTTTCGGCCAAGGACATAATATTAACAGGTGTGATGATATAAGATTAATTGATATTGAAAATGAATGTATACAACAAAAAGAAATGTATTTATTAAATGATAATGCTATAGAACTGTATAGAACCTGGTTATGCGACAAAGTTCTAGATAATGCGATGATTGTAAAGGCATTTGCTGTGCGTAAATGTGGAGCACGAATACGAAGCAATATAGATGAATGTATTGAAAACATTGTCAATTATGTATATCAAGATAGACATAATGTATACCCTACTTCGAATTCCATTATTAATGACTATAATTTGGATTCATTAATGCCAAGTTTATATCATAGAATGTTAATGTTTATGAACTTCGAAGAAAATAAAGCAGAAATAAACTTGAATAGAAAATTTAATGTTGTATCTAAATTAGACAATTTTGATATAGAAACAAATTTTGAATGCGCTATTTGTTATAATGAGGATGCTATACACCCCGCAAATTTCGTTAAGTTGAACTGTACTCATACATTTTGTAATTCATGTATAAAAAAATCTTTTCAACATACAAACAGAGTATCTATTCCGTGTTGTGCTTTATGTAGAAGTAAAATTTGCTCTGTAACGTTTAAAGATGAAAATATAAAAAATGATTTTTGTAACATAATTTCAATTTGAAATTATATTATAATTATTTCAAAAAGTAAAATATTTCTTTATCAAATAAATACTCTTTTGTTAACAAAAGTAACCAGTATGAATCGTCATTCAAGAAACACAACCCCCCCATTAATTTTTTATTTTTTATTTTTTATTTTTTATGTTTATTTTCCATAAACTGTTTAAAAAGTAGAATTGAATTGTTATTGCCTCAACCTCCTTTTAACATAGGTACAGAAGGTGCCACGGGTTCTCCTCATCCTCCTTTCATTACATGTCGCCGCGTGGCACGTTTCTTATGAGGTTTCCTACGACTTGTTCGTCGTTTTTTTGTTCTAAAAAATGAACCAAAGAGAGAAAACGCGCGTTTTGGAGTCTTCATATAATAACAAAATAAAAAATTTAGCGCATAATATGCTATTATTATAACTGGTGACCTTTTACTTAATATCAGAACCAATATTATTATTATCAAATGAAGCTGGCTCGGGAATAGTACTGGAAAGATTACTAATGTTAGTCGTATCATTATTGTCAGTTACTGACAATTTTTCATCTACATTTTTACAAACATTAGTATTTGAGCTTTCTGTATTATCTGGATTAATAATTTCATTATTAAGCTCATCAATACTCACTTTCTTGATAGTATTTCGTTTAACATTTTGAATTTGTAACGCATGTAAAATTATATATGGTAAAATAGCTACATTATTCATATATGTTCTATACCGGAAACAAGAAATACTAGTGTTGCTTGTATTAAATTTAATACTATACCACCAATTGGCGGGTAAAAACAACGTTTTTCCAGGATTTAGAGTAAATTCAAGACATTTAATTTTGTCAAAATCGGCTATATATTTTGCTTGTGGAGCCCAAGGATTAACTGGGGAATTAAATTCGAAATTTTCATAGTCGTAATTGGGATACAGATATTTTATACTATGTGGAGGTGCTAATTTAATTTGAGCGCTGCCTTGTGTTAAAACAAAGTAATTTCTATAATTTACTTCATACCTAAATGGAGTACACGTTCCATTACTGCCCATCATAATATCATAATTACAATTCGACACCATATATGGTCGCAAAAATTCGTCGTTATATTTCATACTTTTAATAACACCAGTTTCTTCTAAAAAGTCCCCATTATTTTCCGAATAATAACTGGATGTTTTGTCTTCGTTAAATAATTTGATAGCTGCGTGTAATGGTAAAGGCATGAATAATTCGGAATCCGTGTGAGTATCTTTAGTATTCCTAATCTTAATTTCAAAAGCATAATAGTTATTATTTATATAATCTTTATTGGTTGTTTCAATAATCTTTTGATTATCAAAATCAAATAAAACGGGCTGTCTAATATCGCATATTTCCTCTAGTTTCTCTTTGGAAGCTTGTTCGATTTCATACATTTCTAAATCTTGACTCGTTTTCATATGAAACTGAATGTGTAAATAAACAAAAAGAACTAAACAAAAAATAAAGAATCCTATTATTATTTTCATTGTAATCTTAAATAAAAATAATACTAATTTTTGTTAACTAGAACGAAGCTAGTCATCAGATATTTTGGGAGCTATGAAGAAAATAAAATGACTATCATCTCCTAAATCATATTGTAGTTTCATCGGGTACTCGCCACTGATATAAAAGTTGATTTCATTAGATATTTTGTTTGTCAAACACATTTTATGAATATAATTTAAACTGTATGAAAAATTAATTTCTTCTCCTTCTACAATACCATATTCAGTTAAATCCTCAATAGGAATATTAACGAGCATTTCACCAGTAATTCCATTGGTTATTAGGTCTATTTTTTCCTCACTACACTTAATGTTTATATCAGTTCCAAAAGTCATCATTTGTGATACAATTTCACATATTTTTTTAGAGCTAATAGAAAATTCAGCATCATAATCTACTTCAGGAACATCCATCAACACATATTCATAATCAGTTAACGAAATCTTGAAATATTTATTGAATTCTCCTTTGGCGTGTTCTTTTGAAACAAGGTCAATATTCAAATGATCTTCATCCGTTTTATGAATAATAATGTCGTGTGATTCTTGTTTTGTGCTGATTATCAAATGAAATATACTAGAGTCAAAAGAGACAGTTGTTTTTTCCTCTACAGAATATTCATCAAACCACTTGTTTTGGATATTAACATCGAATAGACAAACATGTGATTTATCCATACCCTGAATATGTAGTCTATCTGTTTCGAAAATAACATTAACAAGACTCGTACAATTTTTTAATACTTGAAATATTGAGACAAAAAGGTCTTTTTTGTTTTTATTAGCAATAGTAATCTTCATTAATAATGTTTGTAGGTTACTATTTAATACATTTTTGTAATATTTGTTATTCGCTGGTTCTTAATAGTTCTTCTTTAATATTGGTTTTAAGATCAACTGAAACTATAGTGTTTTCATTTGCATCATTTAAAGTTCCGGCATTAGCTAATTCATTATTTGATTCATCGGTTTCTAACTCATTATTAGATTTAAAAACATTATCATCAACATAAATGACTTTTTCTATTTCAGTAATGCCCAATTCAAAATCGGCAAATTTATTTGATGTATCTTTAACAAATGTTTCGAATTTTGAAGTTAAATTAAGCAACAATTCTTTTGTTGAGGTTAATTCAGCATGAACTTGCGTTAGCCTTTCTGAACTAACGGAAAGTTGTTCTTTCTTTTCAAGTGAATCTAATCTGTTAATAATAGTTGTCAAAAGGCTAGAGTCAATAATTTTGGAGTTTTCAGGTAAACTCATTTGGGAATTACTGTGGCTACTATCTTCCGCTTCTGTGTCAATAATAAATTGTTCTACTCTTCCTAGACGCAATGTAATTAAACCGATGGCGTCCGAAATACTTAATTTAGTAAAAGGAAGACCATTGGATGGAGGTTGCTGTTGCTGTTGCTGTTGCTGTTGCTGTTGATATTGCTGCTGTTGTCCTCTACCTCCAACTCCAACTCCTCCTCTATTTGGCTGTTGGTAATTTTGTTGGGGGACAAAAGCCGACTGTGAAGCGATAGATGTTATGGGTCTACCCCCAGAAACAATATTGGTTGTTTCGCCAGCACGTCTTGACCTGGCCGCAGCGATTGATCTAGATCCACTCATTATAATAATAGTTACATACACTTTGTTTTTAAATTACTTACGCAGCAAATCCATTTTTTCTAAAAGTTTGTAAAGTCGTTGATTATTTTAAATAATTAGGCAACCATTTTGACTTTTATTGCGTCGTGACAAATATAATCTGACAACTTAAAATCGGATACTTCATAGTCGTTAATGTTTTCTCTCTTATTTAAAATTTCAATAGTTGGAAACTCAAACGGTTCTCTTGTAATTTGTAATTTGGCGGCATCAATAGCATTTTCATAAATATGACAATTTCCCATAAAATAAACAAATTCGTATGCTTCTAATCCACAATGTTTTGCTAGTAAGTGGGTAAGGAAAGCATATGATGCGATATTGAAGGGTTGACCTAGCACAGCGTCAACACTGCGCTGATAAAGAGCGCACGATAATTTGTTGCCATCATGAACGTTAAATTGACACAAAATATGACAAGGTGGAAGAGCCATTTGGTCCAACTGAACCGGATTCCAAGCGGTCATGATTAGTCGGCGACTATTTCTAGTTTCTGGATTTTTAAGTTGGGAGATAATATCTTGTAATTGGTCTATACCATTAAAAGGGAAATCTTCTGTAATTTTTTTACCCGTAAAACAATTATAGTTTGCGTTAAAATTGCGCCATTGATAACCATAAATGGGTCCAATCATATCCTCTGGATACATCTTTAGCCCTCTTGAATCTAAAAATTCTCTAGAACCATTTGCGTCCCAGATGTGAACTCCTTGTGCCTTGAGTATTTTATTATCAGTTTCGCCACGAATAAACCATAAAAGCTCTTTCAAACAAGTTTTCCAGGCGGTTTTCTTAGTAGTTAAAATAGGGATTTTCCCGTCCTTTAGAGAAAATCTCATCATATTCCCAAAAATGCTTTGTGTTTTCCCATTTCGTCCCTGTTCCAAAGTGCCATTTTGTAGAATATTAGTAAGCAGATTTAGATATTGATATTCCTCATGACATTCCTCGTGATTTTTTAAATTATCAAATATATTATCTGATATCCTATCAGAAAAAATGTATTGCGAATCAATATTTTCCATATAATTGAACTAAGTGTTTAGCTTTTAAATAGTTTATTTAACGAGATTTCATTTTTTAATTTCTTTTTATACCCTATAGGAATATGGATAACGACGATTCAAAGCAAAATTTTTTTAAACATGTTTTCAATTTCGATGATGATTCAAAATCTGAATTATTAAATATTATTCAATACGCATTAATAGCAATTATTCCTGTTGTAATTTTAAACAAAATGATTGGTAAATATGTGCCAGAAGCTGATGATAAAAAAGGCAGTTTAGAACTTTCCGCTGAAATAATTATACAAGTTATTGTAACCTTTGTAGGGTTATTAATAATTCATCGAATAATTACATTTGTTCCAACCTATAGTAAAATGAAATACCCTGAATTCAATATTGTATTTATAATTTTAGCAATTTTAATGATTACTCTAAGTTTACAAACAAAATTGGGTGAAAAGGTAAGTATTCTAGTTGACCGTATTCTTGAATTATGGGATGGTAAAAGTGATAATAAGAAAAAAGGTAACAATAAACAACCCAACGTAAGGGTTTCCCAGCCGATTTCAGGTCAAAGTGGTTCCATAACAGGTCAACCGATGGCTCAGATAGCAAACGGAAACGCAATGTATACAGATGGTACTTCTATTAATTCCTTACCTACAAATGATATGTCTTCAGGTAACGATAATTCTATATCACCTCAACAGTTGCCAAATTATAACAACATGACTAGAGAAGATACTACAAAATTGGTAAATGCTGCTAGTCCAGGACAACAAGATGGGTTCATGGAACCAATGGCGGCTAACTCTGTTTTAGGAGGAGGAGCATTTGGCTCTTGGTAATTAAACGATTTGAAATATTTGTAAAAAGTTATTAAATACTATATATTAAATACTATATATTATTTATAATATGGATGTAAATAAATTATTGAAGGCATTAGATGATGACACAAATGAATCCCTGTTAAATTTTACTAGCAATAAAATTAAAGAAATGAATTACAATATTTTGAAAGAATTACATCTAACAAAAGATGAAACCCTTAATGTATTAAAAAAACTAGATAATTATAAGTATGTAGACGAGATGAATGATTTAAAATATGGTACGTACATAAGATGGATACCAATTGACGACGTAAAAAGAATAAACTTGGTAAAAGGTGCTATTTTTTGTGAAATGAAAATAACAGACGATGGCGTATTTTTAATATGTAAAAATTTTGGGTATAATCGACGGCATTTTCAAATAAGTATGGATAAGAACTTATTATTTCAAAAATTGAGCGAACAAGAACTAGTCCTTTTAAGCGCATTAGACCACATTTCAAAATAATATTTGTTACAATCTCCAGCTGTTTGTATGTCCTCTTAAATTACATAAATTACATAAATTACATAAATTACATAAATTACATAAATTACATAAATTACATAAATTACATAAATTACATAAATTACATAAATTACATAAATGACTTATGAGTTATATTATTCAACGGAGGTTGAACTTTCATAGCTTTAACAATGAGATTCTCTTTTTATATTTAGTAGTTTATTTATTTGTATTTAGTAGTTTATTTATTTGTATTTAGTAGTTTATTTATTTGTATTATTAATTATATCTTTATTTATTATAAAATGTCCACGGTTACATTTAATGGTTCTGGAGCGTTGACTCAAGCTATCGTTGACGCAAGTCTAAACAACGCAACAATAGTTACTATAGAAGGGTACTCAAGTATTGGTACTGGTGCGTTCCAAACGGGTAACGCTTACTTGACATCAGTACTCATTTCCGATTCAGTTACACATATTGGTAGTAATGCGTTCCAAATGTGTTCCAGTTTGACATCAATAAACATTCCCAATTCAGTTGAAAGTATTGGTGAGTTTGCGTTCTATGGGTGTTCCAATTTGACATCAATAACATTTGAACCAACTTCAAAAGTTGAAAGTATTGGTAATAGTGCGTTCGGTAATTGTTTCAAATTGACGTCAATAACTATTCCCAATTCAGTTGAAAGTATTAGTGATCAGACGTTCTTTGCGTGTCTACAATTGGCATCAGTAACATTTGAACAAACTTCAAAAGTTGCGAGTATTGGTCAAAAAGCGTTCTTTGGTTGTTCCGGTTTGACATCAATAACAATTCCAGATTCAGTTACAAGTATTTATACTGATGCGTTCCAGTCGTCTGGATTGACAACTGTCACTATATCCCCAGCAAATACTCTATCCCCAACAATAACAGTGCCTACTTTTAACATTACTTTTTTTGGTAAATCTGGGGTTAATACAGTTCCATCGCCACCAACAATTACTAGTGTAACAAATACAACACCTGGTAATTATACCGAGATATCTATTGTTGGAACCAACTTTGCTGCCGGAGATACTGTTTCATTTGTTAATTCAAGTGTTTCCGTATCATATTCCCCTTCGTCTATAAGTAACACATTGATAAAAGTGACAATGGAATATGGAACAAATTATAATATTTCTTCCGCAACGGTTACACATCCAAGTAATAGTAGCAGTGCTTCTTATTCTCTTACACCCAGTTTACAAAGTTATTTTCCAATAATTAATAGTGTGTATATATCTAATAATAATGAGAAATATATCTATATTGTTGGCACAAAATTTAAATCTGGAGATACGGTTTCATTTGCAGGTCCTGCGGGAGTTTCTGCTAGTTCCTCGTATTCAGTTCAGTTTATCAATGCAGAATTACTAAAAGTAACAATGCTTTCTCCGTACGATATCGATACTGTTACGGTTACAGATATCTATGGTAATACAAGTAATACTTTTACATTAACAACTGATTTAATAAGCAATATTTGTTTTATAGCAGGAACACCTGTTACAACAGACCAAGGTAATATTCCCATTGAAAAAATTGATACGACAATTCATACCATTCGTAACAAGAAAATTGTAGCTATCACAAAAACGGTAACCCAAGATAAATATTTGGTTTGTTTTGAGAAAGATGTGTTAGGAAAGAATATCCCAAGTCAAAAAACGATTATCAGTAAAAACCATAAACTATTCTATAATGGCAAAATGAGAATGGCGAAAGAGTTTCTCAAAGATTTTTCCAATGTTGTAAAGGTGAAATATACCAAACAACTCTTATATAATGTATTATTAGAAGAACATGATAAAATGATGGTAAATAATTTAATATGTGAAACATTACATCCGGAGAATGGTGTCGCAAAAGTA